CTCTGGACTCTGACCATTGTCCCGATTTGCGGTATGCGGGATGGGGCGCTTACCAGGTATTTCCGGCTGATTGGTATGTTAGGGCGAAATGAGCGGGTTGATACCGATTACCGCTCTGTCCCTCAACTGCAGGAAGACAAAAGCAACAAGATTGACCAGGCAAAAAAGCTATTTGATATGGGCGTGCCCCTTAACAAAGCGGTTGATTTTGTCAATCTTGGCCTGGATGAAATCCCGGGCGGTGATATTGGTTATTTGCCATCTCAATTTGTGCCGGTGGACCAGTTACCGTATAAACCGGGCGGGGTGCTGCTGGGCCAATCTCCCCTTCATACTGAGCAAAAGCATAACAAAGGCACTCAGTATGGGAGTGAAGAGCATGAAAAGGTTTACAAGCGTTTGCAATCGCGCCTTGATAATCCAGTATCGGCAATCAAGCGCATTATTAAACGCGAATTTCAGCGGCAGCAGAATGAAATCAACCGGCGTTTGCGGGAAGGGAAAACTTATGGCCGCGGTTTATTCAAGGATGAAGTTGAGAACATTCCTGATCCAGAATCATTGTTTGATCTGGAAGAAGAAATCAAAAAAATCATTGAAGCCTTGAAAGAAACTCTGTTTTCAGCAGTCAATGTGATTGGCGAAGATGAACTGGCCGCGCTTGGTCTTCGGGGCGTGTTTGACATTACCCGGCCTGAAGTGGTTGCCCAAGTCATGCAAATACTTCGCACTGTGGCCAGGAAGACCAATGAAACCACATGGGAAAACCTTGTTGATATTTTCCAACAAGCAGAGCGTGCCGGCGAAGGAATACCAGCCATTCAAGAGCGGTTATCTGAATTCTTTGGCGACCGGAAAAGCGATTGGCAAACTGAGCGGATTGCCCGCACAACCATGACCGGCGCGAGTAATGCCGGGAGCTGGCAAGCGTACCAGCAGGCGCAGGATAACGGACTGCAGCTACAGAAAGAATGGGTGAGCGCATTACAACCCAGCAGGAGCCGTGAAAGCCACATGGAAGCCCACGGCCAGGTTGTTGGAATCAATGAAGCATTTACGGTGGATGGTGAAGCTTTGATGTATCCAGGTGATCCGGCCGGTTTGCCGGGCAACATAATCAATTGCTTATGCGGCATGATCGCAAAGGTGAAGGAATAGAAAATGGCACTTATTTACAAAGTCTTTTCGGTTGAATCAAAAGCGCTTGACAAAGAAAAAGGGCTGTATGAAGTGATGGTATCCACTGAAGCCATTGACCGGGACGGGGATATTATCCGCGCTGCTGGCGGCCGGTTTGAAAATTACCTCAAAAATCCGGTGGTGCTGCTTGGCCATGATTATCATGATCTGCCTGTGGCAAAGACCATGGAAATCAATGTTTTGCCTGGTAAGGGAGTACGCGCCACGTTCCAATTTCCTGAATGGGGGCTGTATGAAAAGGCTGATACCACCCGGAAATTATGGGATGCGGGTTTTCTCAATGCCGCTTCTATTGGTTTTGTGCCGGTTAAATCCATTAATTTGAATCCATCCGAACCGTGGGGACCTAAAGAATTCATCGAATGGGAGCTGCTTGAGTGGTCCATCGTAACCGTGCCGGCGAATCAGGAAGCACTACGGCTTGCCCTGGACAACATCAATTCAGCCATTGAAAAGCGCGGCCGGATTTTGAGCGCGGCTAACGAAAAAAAGCTGAAAGAAGCTGCTGAAGCAATCACGGCGGTTTTATCGCAACTGGAAGAAGAACCGGAACCGGGGAAAGCCCCCCATACTGAGCCCAATACATCCGCTATGGATGATGGAAAATCCACAAACGCTGAGGCAAACACTGATCCGACATCAAACAACGCGACCAAAGCAGCAGTGGAAAAGATTAATCAACTTTTACAAACTCTTTTTGATGAGGTGAAATAATGGAACTCGAAGAACTTTTACAGAAAATCACCGAGCTTACCAATGCGGTGAAAGAGAACAAAGGCACTGATGGCCTGAATCGTGATGCCCTGGTTGCTGATCTGAAATCTCTGATGGATGAATACAACCAGAAGCTACTTGATGCCATGCCCCAGCGCAAAGGCGAACAGTCTGAAATCCCGCCGATGCAGCAGGTCAAAGGCCGCTATGCCAGTGTTGCCAAATCGTTTGAAAACCACGGCGAGGCCAAGATCAATGGCACCAAGGTTATGCCGGTTGATCTTTATCTGGCGAAACTGCTGATGGAGCGTGCTGTTGAACAGAAACACCCCGGCGCGAAAGCCCCCAGCGATGACCTGGTACAGATGGTCAAAGCGATGACCTCCACCGGAGCTGGAACCGGTGCTGAATTGGTGCCTGAGAATCTGGCCGGCGAAATTTGGGAAGATATGTACGCGGCTTCCCGTGTCTTTGCTGATCTGCCTGAAATGCCGATGACCAGCGACCCGCAGGATATTAGCTTGCTGGGCAATATGTCCTTTGCCAAGGGCACCCAGAACACCGCTGCTACCGCGCAGGACATTGCCACTGCTGAAAACAAACTGACCACGACTGAACTTCTCGCTGAGGTCAATTGGTCTTACAACCTGGATGAAGATGCTGTTATTGCCATGATGCCCGCGCTTCGGTTGGAAGCTGCCCGCGCTGGCGCTGAGTACATGGATGCCTTTGCGCTGAACGCTGATGCCACCAACGCGGCCATCGGCAACATCAACCTGGATGATGCTGATCCTGATGATGATAGTTACTTCCTGTCTGCTGGCCAGGATGGTTTACGCCATCTCTTCCTGGTGGACAACACCAATCAAGGCTCGAACGTCAATGCCGCTTTGGATGACACCAAGATGGCCGCGATTCTTGCCAAATTGGGCAAATACGCCCTGGATTATGCCAATGTCCGCATTGTGCCAGATGTGCAAACGTACCTGAGCATGCTGGGAATGACCAACGTTGCCACGGTTGACAAATACGGTCCTCAGGCCGTAATGGTAGCCGGTGAGCTGGCCAAGTATCGCGGTATTCCGGTGATTCCTTCCGGCGTTATGCCTCTGACTGAAGCGGATGGTAAGGTTTCCACCACCGGAAGCAACAACACCAAAGGGCAGCTTGTGGCCTATAACCGCCTGATGTGGCGGCGCGGGTCTCGCCGTGGATTGACCATCGAAATTGACCGCTCGATCCAGAAACGGCAAATGATCATCGTTGTGTCCTTCCGCATTGCAGTGGGCTGTCGTGGTACGCGCTCGACCGCGAAGCATACCGCTGGCGGTTACAACATCACTGTCTAAGTTTTATCGGTTGTTCTCCTGATAAGGTGGGTGGGTGGCTTTACTCGGAACTGCTACTCACCCACCGAACCGAGATTATTTGATTGTGAGGCAAAGAATGACAAATGAACTTGATCCCAAATTTGGTGAATTGATCACTCTACAGTTTTTATTGGCCAATGTGCCAGCGAATGCCACCACCGATTTGACCTTGCCGGGCGGCAATGCTGGTCTGGTGGTGCCAACGGGTTATGAATTCCATCCAACATTTTTGCAGATATCATCCAATGCGGATTTAACCGCGGGAACCGCGACTGCAAAAGTTACCGCTGACGGTACTGAGCTGGCCAAAGGTCCGGCGCCGGTCTTGAGCGATACGGTTCAAGCAGCTTCCGCTGTTGTGCGATTCGGCCTTGAACCGGTTGCCGCTGGTGATGTTGTTGGCGTGAGTGTTACCACCACAGCAGCCTTTTTGCCAACTACGGCCGATGTGGACGCGATTCTGGCGGGGTATCTGGTGCCGGCATGAAGCTAAAAGTTTTATTTAGATACAGAAGTAATCTTGCTCAGTATGAGGCGGGGACGGTCATAGATGTTGATCTTGAGACAGCAAAGTTTTTAGATCGAGACGCGCCCGGCTGCTTTGAAGTGTTTGAGTCAGAACCGGAACCGGAAACCAAAGAGCTTGACCAACCACCCGCTGACAAAATGATTGACCAGGAAAAGACCGGCCGCGGGCGGCCAAAAACTAAATGAACGCGCAAATTTATTGCACACTCGCTGATTTGATAGATGACCTGAATCTGCCAGGGGATGAACCCGGTTTGTTTTCACGCATTCAAACCGCGTCCGGGTTCATCAACCGGCGGTTTGGTGATTTTATCCCCCGCTTGGCTACGCGAAAATATTCAGGGAACAACAAGGTCAACCTTGAAGTTGATTATTTGTTGTCTGTATCTCAAATCCTGAATGATTCCGTGGCCGTTTCGGATTATGACCTCTACCCGCTTAACCGCCATTGGGAAAACGGACCATACACGCGCATCTATAACGAATTGACGTGGGAAGAAGAAGTAGAAATCACCGGCGCGTGGGGAAAATTCAGCGAAACAGAAGCCCTGGGAGAGTCTGTAAGCCAGACAGATTCAGCAAACAATCTCTCAGTAACCAACGCCTCCATACTGAGCCCTGGAATGGTCCTGTTGGCTGGAGATGAACAGGAATTGGTAACTGGCTATGATTCCCCCACGTTGGCCACGTCTCAACTGGCGGCCGCGGTGGACATTGCTGATGAAAATATCAGTGTTGATGATGGGGCTGAGTTTAACAGAGGGGAGGTGATCCAACTCTCTACGGAAGATTGTTACATCAAGCGGATTGTTGGCAACCTGTTATGGGTTGCCCGAGGTTGGAATAACACCATCAAACAATCCCACGCTGAAAATGATCCAATCTCCGTTTACAGGACTTTCGAGGTTACCCGGGCGGTGAATGGTACTACGGCTGCAGCTCATACCAGCGTTGCGCTTTACCGCTATTTGCCCCCGTATGATGTCAATTGGTTGTGTCGGCAAATCGCCGGGCTTATGCGCATGAAAGCCGCTTCCGGTTTTGCTGGAAAAACAGGCAATGCAGATACTGGTGAAACTTTTTATTTCAATGAATTTCCCAGCCAGGTCAAGGAGATTCAGAAAAATTACCGGGTGGTGCAGCTGTGATCGGATATGACATTTCGGTAGAAGGGTTGGAAGAACAGATTCAGAAACTGGTTGAATTCGACCTGATAGCCGAAAAGCACCTTAAAACCGCAATGCAAAAATCGGTATTGACCATCGAAGGGGAAGTCAAACCGTTGGTGCCGGTGGGTGTGTCTGCCAGGCTAAAAAACTCCATCGGCACCACAGTTTTGGAAATCGGCACACTTTCTCTTGAAGGGCGGGTTGGCAGCTCACTAAAAAGCGAGCTTTACCCGCAGGTCATGGAATTTGGGCGGGAACCTGGAAAAATGCCTCCACCAGAAGCCCTTACACGTTGGGTGCATTTGAAATTGGGTGTGCCAAAAGAAGATGAATTGCGGGTGGCTTACCTGGTAGCACGGAAAATAAAAAGCAAGGGCATTAAAGCCAAAGAGTTTATGAAAACAGGCTTTGAGAATGCTAAAGATCGAGTTGTGCGCTTCTTCAACCAGGCGCTTGATGATATTGCACAGGATTTGACCAATGGCCGTAACTGATTGGATTGATAAAATCACAGATCTATGGGCAACCATAGACGTTGGGCAAGGGCGCAAGATTCGTTCTTATGCGGTTTTTCGGAAGGATGAATTTCCTGAATCGCTGAATGAATTTCCTTGCGCGTTGTCCTATGTTACCCGTGTGCCGGTCATCCAATACAGCGCGGGTGGTCCCAACGTGCTGGTGTGGAATGGCATTACAGAATTTCATCTCACAGATTCAGTCAACAAAAAGCAATATCCGTTTGTAATGCGTTTTCCAGAGCGGATTTTACAAGCGGCGGCCAATTCCATTACCCTGGGTGGTTCAGTACAGCATTTTTTGCCATTGCAAACTGATGGAATGGTTATTGGCGTTTTGCAATACGGTGCTGAGAATCCGCACTTTGGAATTTCCCTACGTTGGGAAGTCAAAGAAATTATTACGTTATCTGTCTCTGCATAATCGGAGGTTTTGAAAATGGGTACTTCTGTTTTACGGCGAATGCAATATGGTAAAGAATCGGTACACGGCACGGCAGTAGCAGCCACGAAGATGCTGCCCTTGGCTGTACCGGCCATCAAACCGGATCGAAAACCAACTTACCCGCGTGAAAACGTTGGTGTGCGGGCTGATGCTGTCCGGTCTTACATATCTGGCATGTTAGTAAAAGACGCGCTGAAGTTTGATACTGCTTACTATCAGATTTTACCGTTGCTTTTTTCATGTGGAATCAAGGGTGGGATCACCCCAGCAGAGCAAACCGTCTCACAAAGTGATTATTTGTGGGATCACACGCCCAACATGGACGATACCAGCAATGCGCAGGATTCCTTTACCCTGGAACGTGGAGATGATACTTTCATGGTTGAGACCGCTTATACCATGTTTGAGCGGATCAAAATCAGTGGGGAAATCAACCAGGAAGGCGGCGATTCATCGGTAAAAATCGAAGCTGATTACTTCGGCCGGCAGAACACCGTAACCGCATTTACATCCGGGCTCAGTATTCCGGCGCTGACCCCCATCAATGCGAAATTGGCCAGGTTCTACCTTGATACCACCTGGGCAGGCGTGGGCAGCACCGAAAAAACCAACACCTTACGCGGGTTTGAAATTGAGATTCTTACAGGTCTTCACCCAAAGTTTCACGGTTCAGGCAATGAGTATTTTGATGAACACGGTGAAGGGTCAATGGCTATTATGGCCGCGTTTACCTTTGAAGGCAATTCCAACATGAGCGCTATTTACAGTGCGTGGGGCAGTGCTGCATTACAAGTGGCGCGATTGAAAATCGAAGGACCGCAAATCGGCACCGGTCAAAAACACATGTTGCAGATTGACATGTCCGGTTCATGGGAACAGGTTATTCCGCTGGCTGAAGAGTCAAACGGCAATGACTTGTGGACTGCAGTATTACGCGGTTATTACGACCCCACCGGCAGCAAGCTGCTGGATGTCAACACAATCACCAACCAGGCAACTTTATGAGAATAGAAATTCCGAAAATCATCAAACCGCTCTGGTTGAAGGAATACGCGCCTGAATTTGGCGAGGTGAAGCTTGATGTGTGGGTGAACCCACCGGAAAAGCTTTTGAAAGATTTTGCTGAGGCGGCGAAACAGGTTGACATTGAAACCTCAACCCTGCTGATTGGCGAATTGTGGAACTGCCCGGCCGACGATGTGAAGCGGTTGGAATCTGAAACGGCTGACACTGATCCCATGCTGTTTACCTGGTGCATATCAAAATCATTTGAGCTGATCAAAGAGCACCGGAAACAAATAAAAAAAAATTAGATGCGGCCGTTTACCAGATTGCTAAAACAGGCGAAACCACTGAACCATTGATCATCAATGTTTTGTTAGCCAGGCGAATCAATCATATTTTGGGCGGGGCAGTTATCGCCCCCTGGGAGATTGACCAGCTGCCGGATGATACTCTCACCTCCATACTGAGTATTGAGGAAATCGGCAAGGTCAAGGCGGGAATCAACAAAGTAGAAAATATTTTTGCCACATGGAGGGCTGATTATGCCCGAAAGCAACATTGATCTGATTTTACGAACCAAGCGCGAAGGGGACGCGCCTAAAGAAGTGTTAGAAGACCTGAACAATGTAAAGTCAGGTCTTTCAAACATTGAAAAGGCAATGGCCGGAACCCGAACCACGATTGGCGGTCTGGATGAAGATTTCAAAGTATTTGGCACCAGTGTTGGTTCTACAGCTGATTTGCTAGATGGTATGGGTGTAGCCATTCCGATTGATCCAATGATGCTGTTTGGGGAAGCGATTCGGGCCGGCGCCCAATATGCTAAAGACTCTATCGCAGATTATTCTGCTTACGTTGAAGAAATTAGTAAACTAGCATCATTTACTGGCATGGCCACTGAGGAAACAAGCCGTTTATATCAAGCTGCTGATGATCTTCGCATCCCAATAAACAGTTTGAAAATGGCTCTAAAAACCATGGCAGACCAGGGTACTACTCCTAGTATTGAAGGACTGATGCAATTATCTGATCAATATTTAGCGATTCAAGACCCTTTACAGCAAGCGCAATTTCTCATTGACAATTTTGGACGCTCTGGTCAAGAAATGGCGCGGATGATGAAGATGGGTAGCGCCAGTATTCGGGAAATGACTTCAGAAATTGAAGAATGGATGATTGTTACTGGTAAATCAGAAGCACAAGTAAATGAATATCTTTCCACAATGGATCGATGGGAGGAAACTTTACAGTCTGTTAAATTTGAATTTGCTATGAATGTAATCCCTGTGGTTACAAACTTCATGGATGCAATTCTTGATGCAAATGAAGAAGTTGAAAATTCTCGTACTGGGTTTGTTCGTTATTTAGGTATTCTCGGTGCAGTTCAACAAGCTTTTTTGGTTTTGAAAAATCTTTTCAATAATTTTAGAGCTCCTTCACTCCCAGACGCAGGTGGTTATGCCGGTGCGCGTGCTTCCGGTGGCGATGTGATGGCTGGTAATACTTATAAGGTTGGGGAGCGAGAGGTAGAGTATCTCACAATGGGTTTTTCTGGAATGGTTACTCCATCAAGTGGGACTGGTAATGGCACGATTATTTTTAACTATTCCCCGACTGTAAGTCTTGCAGATCAAGTTGAAGCTGAACGGAAATTAAAACCATTTATTCAAGCTGCTTTGCGAGGTAGCTAATGGCCAGATATGCAAATTTCAAGTATGGCCAAGAAACTTACGGTATTACATCTCATTCAAATTTACTTTGGGCTTTGCAAATTGATTGGGATGGAGATGGAGTTTATACCGGAGTTAATGAAACACGGTGGTTGACCAATATCCAAACTCGGCGCGGGCGGCAATATTTATTAAGTGCTGATGGTAAAGGCTTCCAACCTATCGAGATTGGAGAAGTAACTTTTGAAATGGATAATGATGATCTTCGTTATGATCCATACAATGTAAATTCTTCGATATACCCTTATGTTCGGCCCGGTGTTGATTTGAAGCTTTCTGTAAAAATTGGATCCACAGGGACGCTATTACCTGTATTTACTGGTCGGATTGCAGATATACAGCCTATCAGTGGCAGCTACCCAAAACGAGTAACAATTACTGCAGTTGATGGTTTGCAGCGACTAAGAGACCAAACCGCAACAGTGTCATTGAAAGAAACCATTGCAGTGGACGATGCACTTAATTTTATTTTGGATTCAGTTGATTGGCCAAGCAGTTGGGGACGCGAATTAGACAGCTCATCCGATATTCTAAAGTTTTGGTGGGTGAATCAAAAAGCAGCCAGGCAAGCAATTATCGAATTAACCAATGCCTATATTGGCACTTTTTTTATTGCCGCTGATGGAAAAGCTAAATTTTACGGTCGTTCCCATAGTAGTTTAATTGAAAAAACCATAACCCAGAATGAAATAAACAAAGAAATTAAAAAGCAGCAACCCTGGGAGGTGATACGAAATGTTGTAACTTGTGTAAGTAATCCACGAGTAGAACAATCCTCAACTGATTTATGGAAATTGTGGGATGCACCTTTGGTTGAAGCTGGTGAAAGTATAGAAATTTGGGCGACATTTTCTTATAACGGTCAACGAGTACCGGCTAAGAATCTTATCTCGCCTGCAGCCGCTACTGATTACACAATGAATTCAAATTCAAGCGGTACAGGCACAAATCTAACCGCAAATTTTTCAATAACCATGACTGCTTTTGCTGAGAGCGCAAAACTTGTTATCACCAATAATGGAGCTACCAACGGTTATATAACCCTGCTGAAATTACGAGGCCAGGCAATTACTTCACCTGATCCAATTCAAATTATCAAAGAAGATTCAAACAGTATTTCTTTATTTGGCCCGCGCCAATTTACATTGAATAGCACATGGTTACAAGACACCAACATTGCCATTGATCTGGCAAATTACATATCAATTAACTTTGCCGTGCCGCAAATGTTCTTAACAATAAGAATGGAACATCACCCAGACAATCAATTTGAGGTGGATTTATTTGACATTATCCAATTAACTATTGAATCTGAAAATATTGATGCTCTTTTTCAGATTGCATACATAGAACACAAATGGCTTGATGAAAATGGTCAGACAGTTGAAACCATAATGAAATTGGAACCAGCTTCCGTTTTGAGCGCTGGGCAATGGGAATTTCCAACACAGATTGGCATTAGCAGCCGCTTCGCATTTTAGGAGAGAACATGATTCTTACAGCTGACACAATAGCAAAACGAGACGGATGTAAAACTGTGCGCGAGTGGATTTTAAAAACCAGTATGCGGCACGGAAAACCATGGAATAAAAAAACTGGTGGTAAGCCAGTGGAAGCCAGGCTTGATTTTGGCCGGTGGCTTGCGGATTGTGAATGTGGCGGTGCTGAATACGTCTCCCATACTGAGCCTGTTTTTTATTGTATGAGTTGTGGAAATGCTCAGTATGGAGGGGCTGCCCGGCCGGTGGTCTTTCCCAAAAACCGCGAACAGATTGAAGTTCTGGTTTTAGAGCGGCCGGTTATTGGGAATGATCCTATCCGACAAAAACCGGTTATTCCCGGGTTATCTCGCAGTTGGAATCCGGGTGAAACATTGAAAGAATTGCGAAAGCAAAATGAGGTGATCAATGGCATATAGTTCTGTTCCAACCGTGGCGACCGGTGATTTATGGACTGCTGCGAATCATAATACCTATATTCGGGATAATTTCGCTGCAGGTGTGCCTGCTATTTTTACAACTGCCGGCGATCTTGCTTATGCAAGTGGGGCAGCAGTTGCAGCACGTTTACCGATTGGCAGTAATGGTCAAGTCTTAAAAGTTAGCAGTGGTTTGCCGGTTTGGGGAAGTTCTTTGGAAATCACAAAATTAGTGGCAGCTACACAATCAATTCCCCATAATTCAGCTACTTTAGTGCAATTTTCGACTGAAGTTATTGATACCGGAAACTTTTCAAATTTAGCAACAAGTAATACAAGAATAACAATTCCGGCTGGTTTTGATGGGATTGTTGAGGTTTATGGACGTGCGATTTGGGCAGCGCAAAATGGTACAAAACGAATCAGGATTTTAAGAAGTGGAACTGAAATGGCTAAAGAATATTTTGAAGGGGGAAGCACAGGAGGCATATTCACTTCTCAAATACAAGTTGTTTTCAATGTAACTGCTGCAATGTACATTGAATTGGAAGTCTATCATGTAGATACAGGCGCAGCTTTAAATATTACTGAATCTGATTTGACATTGAAATGGTTGCGGTAATGATGAAAAAGAAGGTCTTGATTTTCTTATTGATGGTTTTGATGTTGTTATTTATGGTTGCATGCAAAGTTGAATTTCAACTTGATGGTTATTACCCTCTTGGATTGGAGTCATTATGAGTACAAATTTTCCAGGTTCTTTGGATTCTTACTCTACAAAAGTAGATTTTGTTGATGATGTTCAGGCTGATCATATTAATGATTTGCAGGATGCGCTTGTAGCTATTGAAACAGAATTAGGTGCGAATCTGGCAAACATCATCAAGAAATCATTAGTAACTGCTAAAGGCAATTTGATAGTAGCTACGGCCAGTGGCGCGGTTTCGGCTTTATCAGTGGGCAGTAATAACCAGGTGCTTACTGCTGATTCTTCCCAAGCAAGTGGAGTAAAATGGGCAGCACCTTCAGGCGGAGGCGCAAAAAACGCGCTGATTAATGGCAGCTTTGCAGTGTGGCAACGCCAGATACCAGGTACCGCAACCGAACGGGCTGATGATGCCTACGGTCCTGATCGCTGGTATGTTTTGACCGAATCAAACCCGGTGGATACAAAAAGGATTGATGGAAACACCCAGAGATATTCAGGTGAAGTGATCCAGAAAAATGCCACTGCACAAAGAATTGGAATTGCACAAATAATTGAGGGCGTGAACTGCCGCAATTTGCGAGGAAAAGAAGTTACTTTATCTTTCCGGGCGCGGTTATCCTCTGCCGGCACTTTGCGATTTGCAATCCTTGAATGGACCGGCACCGAAGACACAGTTACCAGTGATGTAGTATCCACATGGGCAGGAGACATTACCAGCTGGGCAACCAATATCACAGCCAATAAATCAAGTCAGGCTTTGAGCGCGAATACCTGGACTGATTGTTCTTATACAGTTACTTTAGGATCATCTTTCAACAACCTGGTTATTTTCATATGGTCTGATTCTCAATTGGCCCAGAATGCCACGTTGGATATTGAAGCAGCACAATTGATTCAGGGTGCAACGGCTGGAAATTTTTCAGAAAATATTGCTGATGAACTGGCTAGGTGTTTGAGGTATTATGAAAAATCATATAATGACGCCGTTGCGCCAGGGACGTCAGGTGGAGTCGGCAGCGTTATAGACACGATTGCGTCCAGCAACAAGTCTTATTCTCCAGTCATAAATTTATTTGCTCAAAAGCGCGTTACACCTACTATCACTTTTTACTCGTTAAGTGGCGGTTTAGCGGGCAAAATCTCTGAGTACAATACTGGCGGGTCTTTGGTTCAAAATCTTGACGGGAATGCTGCACCAGGTGAGAAGAATTTTTTCTACTACTCTAGCGGAGGCACACCAACTATTGGTAATACTTTCCGTTTTCATTACACGGCAGAGGCTGAATTATGAGCCTTTGGAACAAATTAATTTACGGCTGGGATATTGACCAGGTTGGCGATGCGCTTCAGGTTGTTCCGGATCTGAACCATTGGCTAAAAATAGAAAAGAATCCGGAAAAACTCAAGCTTCAAAATTGGGATAAATTTGCCTACCAAGTGGAAGCGAAGGGGATCAAGCACATCATTTTCAAGGCCACTGATGCAACAAAATCTGGGGTGCAATTTCGCGATTCTACCGCTCCCTTCTGGCACTGGCTGGGTGGGCAGCTCAGCCTAAAGCGCGGCGCTTATCATTGGTTACAACCATCAGTGGATCCAAAAACAGCTTTTCAATATTATTCTCAATTCCTGGAAGAGTACCCGTGTGAATGGCCGCATATTATGGATTTTGAAGAAAATTCCATCACATCCGCCACAGATTATATCTGGCGGGCACAGGTGTGGTATGGGCTGTCCAACGCGGCCACAAACTCACCGGCGCTATGCTACACCGCCCTGTGGTACATTAATAAAATCAAACAAATGTTATCTGAACAGGGGAAAAACTGGGTTACTGCTTTAGATTGGCTGCACGCGCAACCACTTTGGTTTGCTTTGTATTCGCGTTACTGGCCAACTGTCTATGCTCGCTCACGAGCTTACAATAACAAACCTTTATGGCCATGGGATGAATCTGAACTTGTCGGTTGGCAATATTCAGATGCAGGCAGCTATCCTTACTACGGTGGCGGCAATGAGAGCGGCTTGACCTGGGGGTTTGATGGAAGCGGCCTGGATATGAATCTATTCAAAAAATCTTGGCTTGATAAGACCTTTGGCGAATCGGTTGAAGAACAGCCGGAAGAGCCGCCCCTCAATACTGAGCCCGGCCTTTTGACGGTTACTACCAATAAATTGTTTATACGATCTGGACCCGGTAGGAATTATCCAATTGTAGGTGAGCTGATTAAAGGCGAGCAAGCTGATTTGCTTGATATCTCTGGGCGGGATGTATGGCTGGAAATTGAACCCGGAAAGTTTTCAGCTTATCGATACCAGGGAGAACAATTGATGAAATTAAATAAAATTTCCCCCGATTAACCACCGGGGGAGTTTTCTTATTTTAATTTTTCTATCAGTTCAGCAGCCATTTCTTTGGCTTTCTCGATATTCTGCCGGTCGCGGCAGATGGTTGATCGGTGAGCCAGACCCCAACGCCGCGCGATTTCGGCTTGCGGGAGACTGATTCCGAGCCGATCCGCCTCCATGAGTGCCAGTAATCTGGCGAGGGTCTCTGCAATGTGGTTACCCATCGGCCACGCTCTTGCCAATCGAATCCCACGCGACACCTTCCGCACCAGGTTCGTTCAGGGCGCGTGCCACGCAGCGAAACCATAGGCGTTGTACGTATTTTCCTTTGATTTCGTTGCCGCGAGAAATTTGATCGCTTACATAGTTTTTTACCTCATCATCAACCGCATGATACCAACTGCTAGTAATCCAGCCGCCATAGTTTTCAACTTTTTGCGTCATGCTCCAACCGCGCCGAGCAGCGAAACGTCGCGTCATTTTATCTAGTTTTTCAAAATCTTCGGGTTGTGCTTTGCGATAAGATAACCAAGCCATGTTTTTCTCCCTTCCGGCCTATTGCCCGACCGGTGGGGCTTTGAGATATTTAGGCTGCGTAGTGGCCGCTGATCGCCAGTTTGAGAGTAGTTACCTGGCTAACGTGATACCGGTAGAGTGCATCCGCCAGCTCCATCTCGCTGATTTCATCCACATCATATAGGTGGATGGAGATTGCAAGCATCTTGTCATTCATCAGATGTTCGTATTCCTGCTCGGTTTCTTCGCGATTTGCAAAAGCGCCTGTCCGTTCGATAATCTTGATGTCGTGAGTGTAGCCACACTGATCCATGTATGCCGCTACCGTGGTGATGATGGGTTCTGTGTCTGTGTTCCCGCCCTTATAAAGCTCAATTTTGCAGGTGGGATACTCTTCCAGGCTGGTCTTGTCATCGTTTTCGAGCGTATAGGTTGCCCAGTAGCGAATAAAAGAGTTAGAGTTTTCGAACATTTTCAGCGCTGCCAATTTTGTTGCGTTCATCTCATCCCTATTCTTTCTCCCCCTGCGGGGTGGTTGTGTTTGATGATCTGATTATACGGCTTGCGCTTGTGTACATAACCTGTCTTTTGTTATGTTTTGTACAGATTATCCACCGGCGATGCTCTTCTATGCGCATTGGCCGCGTCAGTTTGCGCCAGGGTCAAATATTTTTTTACCATCTCTAGTGTGGAATGACCTAAGAATCTTTGCAGTGTAAAAACATCACCACCATTACGAAGATATTCAATGGCAAATGTGTGCCGGAATTTATGCGGGTGCACCCCGGCCACGCCAGCGCGTTTTCCCAAATTATCAAGCAAAGCCCGAATGCTGTATCTGGATGAACCCTTTTCAGTGGCATTGATAAAAAGCGGATTATCTGGTTTGCGCTCGCCCCAGTCATTAAGGTATTTCCATAACATCTTCCGGGCAAGCTTGCCGATGATCACCACCCGCGGTTTTGTTTTCCCGATTCGATAGGGTAATACCTGGATCTCTCCATTTTCCAGATTCACATCTTTTATCCTCAACCTGGTCAATTCCCCCACGCGCACACCAGTATCAAGCAGAACCAGAATAATGGCTTTATCACGAATGGCCGTGTGCCGCTTGAACTGGTATGTTTTCTTATTTTCCTTGTGGATGGGTGCCGAATAATCACAGGCAGCTATCAGCTTTTTTATATCATCTTCAGAGAACGGCACAATCTCTTTATTGTTATGCCTGGGCATGCGGATGACCATATCTGGCCGCCCAATACTGAGCTCTGATTCAGCCCATTTGAACAATGCGCGAATTGATTTCCAATACCGGTGATGACTGGCCGTAGATAATTCCTTACCAGTTTTGGATATGTAATCGTTTCTGATATATCCAAAAAATGACCGCAAATCGGTTTCAGAAATTTCTTCTATATTTTTATTTTCCAGGAAAGTAACCAGCAGCCCGAGTGAAGATTGATAAGCTGCCACTGTTAGTGGACTGTACCCCTCTGCATAAGCCCAAATTGTGAACCCTTTAATTGCCTCTGACAGTTTCATGGTAAGAAAACTCCGTTTCAAGTATTTTTTGGTTTACTCGAAACGGAGTTATCAGCCCATTTGGGGAATTGTAGGGCTATGTATTGAGTGTACCTCCAGAGGGATTCGAACCCTCGTTTTAGCCTTGAAAGGGCTGACAAGTTAGTGTTTTAACTAACATCTCAGCCTGCCGCGTTTTTAATGAGGCTGATAACTCCGTTTATGGTTGTCAAGGTGCCTGGTATGAGTAGCAAGTATCATTAAAAGCACTATTTTTAACTAACTGCATAATCCATATAAAATCCAGTTAATAACAAGAAACTCAGTATTGCGGGGCATCAAAGATTCAGCTTTCTGAGAATTACATCGTTATCTGAATTTTCAAAACCCCTTGATTCTTTAGAATTAATGTTCTAAACTAAATCAATAAACTTACTTTGATACGTTAGAACATGGGCGATCAATCTTCTCAATCTTCAAATTCAATCTTGACACCGTATTTAGCGAATATGTCTTTAATTATTCGCCGTTCGTCCGGGGAGGTTTTTGCATTCCCCCTTTTCAATCCTGATGAGCGGATTTCTTCCAAAGCGGAAATGAATTTAGCTGCATCACCAGGGGGTAATAACTCATTGAGCAGATCATCTGCAGGAGGTTCTAAACCTAAAGGTTCATAAGATTCAAAGCCATATTTAGAAATAATCAAACTTCGTTGTTCTTCACCTGGACGTTCTTTTAGCTTTCCCAGTAACCAGTTGCTCATTACCTGGTTAGAAACTCCAATAAATTTAGCAAAGTGTGTCCCTTTAATTCGACGGTCGCCATTTCGGTAATCGTCGAATTTTTGATTTATCCATACCGTGAATTGCTCAGAATTGAACTCTTTCATAGGGCGATTATATCAATTCATAAATACATATACATATAAGTATTGACATTCTCCAAGTTTAGTTGTATTATTCAAGTACACTTTATTTATTCAATCGCTCTTTATTAGGAACAAGCCTATGAACAAACGGATCAAACGAACTTTCGCGCTGTTGCCAGAAACGGACCGGAAGCTTGAGGAAATGACCAGGAATCACATGCGCGGTACCAAATCCGCAACGATTGATTATCTGGTTTCTCAAGCTTACAACCGGCAAAGTGAATTAACACAAGAATACCAAAATGGAGGTGAAAAGTCTCAATCAGAATCTTAAGGGGGTCTTATCCGACAACTAAATAGACAGATGGGAGGGCAGTACAAGTGACTAAAAGGCTCAGATGGCCAAATGAGGCTGAACACGCTAGACAAAATGCGCTCTTTAATGCCAACACTGGACTTGAATCACTCACTGCAATAATAAAAAACCAATGCGCTTCACGCGCTGACGAAATTCAAAAAGTGGCAATTGCAACGGATTGCCTTCATCGTATCCGACATGATCTTGAGTCTGTGGGGCCCGGAATAGAAAAAGCCCCAGCTGTAGCACCAGCCAGGACTTTCGAGGTGGCTTAACAAGCCACAACCAAATTGTAACAAATCGAGGTGGATTTATGCAAGCCAAAACTAAAAGCTTTATTCTCACAGTATCCCTAATCATTTCCTTGTTTATAGGCGCATGCGGCGCCATTCAAACCGCTTCTACAACCGGCACGCTGGGCGCTGCTGAAACCCTGGAAGGTATGAAATTGGTTTATCAACAGGCCAGCGGCACGATCCTCATGCAAAAGGGTGATCTGTTCTTGATGGCTTGGCCGCGAGGCGCTGATTATGCCCTCACCATACTGAGCCAAAGCAAAAACGCGCCGGAAGCTCTGAATGCCAGTCGCAACGGTGTAATTAGCTTTTCAGAGTACATCAAAACGCTTGAGGCTGGTGGTTGGCAATATGCTGCCCCCTCTGCTCTCCCAACTACGATTGCCAAAGCATTGACCGCTTACAGCGTAGAAGCTGCTGTAACAGCTCTCAATGGCCTACCTACCGTCTTTGTTATGCCGGTGATGTTAGTTACCCCACCTTATATCCAGGAGCCAGTTATTCAATGATCGGATCACTTCCATTCCGTGTATTGTTTGCGGTCTGGTGGCTGCAGCGTGTCCATCAAACCGGACTGAAACCTTTCAACTACACCCAGCGGATTGACTTCCTTGAAAACCTACGGCGCAGTTTACCAATAGTGCAACTGGATGATGTTTTTGGAACATGGTTACTAACTCAAATCCTTCTGTGGATTGACCAGGAGAAATTAACCCTGATAAATCTCGAAACCCTGAATGTCCAGATTACTGGAACCTTGAAGAAATAGGAGCAAAAAAATGACTGATCAAACACTTGTAAACGACCCTTGGGAAATTGCTGATAACGCAAAACCGCGTGAATTCGAATACTACGGTCTGGTAAAAGCGGATGTCTGGTTTGGATTCTTCCCCGGCGGTGGTCAAAAACCGGTTCCCTTTGATCCTCAGCAACACCCGGTTGAAAAGCGTGTGGTGATGATTGATATCCAAATCATCCCGATTGTTGACCAGAACATCACCTTTGATGTGAAGCAAAACTATACCGATTTCAGCCTGGATTGGACAAAGGTAACTTTACCTTCAATCAAAGCTTTGGGCTTAGATGGTCTACGCTCTCTCAATGGCAAATTCGCCCGGGTTACCTTGGTTGATGGCAAACGCGAAAAGAAGGATGAAGACGGCAACAAGACCGGCGAATTCTACAAGACCTTCAAATTCCTTCAAGTTTTTGCAGATGAACAGGCATGCCGGCAAGCGTATAGCGGCGCTTCCCCCGCTCATACTGAGCCCGAGCAACCCACCAGCAATGGGAACGGTAATGGCGCAGTAAGTGCGGACAAAATGACCGCTTTGAGTTTTGCGAAGGTGATTGTTACCAATGCCGCAAAAGACCAAAAAGATCTAAACGTGATCCGCGAAACCATTGCAACTAATTTCGCAAATTACCCGCTGATCAACCAACATCTGACCGTTGATTCCCCAGAAGTGATGACCATGATCATGGAGGCAATGAAATGAATCTGCAATTTATTTTTGAAACCGCCACAGAGCGCCAGGCGCGAACTGAGTATGAAGATACTTTGATTGAAGTCTATGTGCCTGAAGCTGGTGAAATGACCCGCGAAGAAGCATTGGTTTTGGCGCAAGAAAGAGACCTTCAGGCCTCAATTGAATTGCGTAGTGACGTGATTATGTTGCGTAACCTCGAAAAAGCTGCCAGCCAATAAATAACTTACGCTTTGGCAGTGTCCCCCCTCACATGCCAACCCGGATAGAGTAACCGAGAAAATTTATCGGTAGATTTTTGGTTGAACTGGCGGTGTCTCTCGCTAATTTGGGAAAACATCGGCCTGAACGGATAGCTTCCGGGAGTGGGAAGTGAGCCGAGCCGCCAGCAATAAGTAACCTAAAACCTCAACCCTAAAACTCTCGACGTCAGAGGATGAGTGTGAGCCGGGTTACCGGCAAGGAATTGCACCAACAAAGAGGCGTGACAGCCGGGAGAGACCGGCGAACCATGAGGTGGCGGCGTGGTGAGACACGATTTGGGCTAGAAACCCACGAACGGGACAGGCCGTAACCTGCCAGGTTTGAATCCTGGACACCTCACTTACCACGCTGTGCGTATGTTACAAGGACGTGCCCGGCGCAAGCAGCGCACACGAGTATGCCGGCTGGAGTGCTGACATGATAAGGCGGCATGAGAAAGCCAGGAGCCAGTAGAGCATGAATCGGCTTGACGGTCGGAGAGACGACAATCGAAGCGGTGTCCACCGGACTATGACCGGATAAACATCGGCGCGCTTGGGGCAGGCAAGCCGAGCCGCAGAACTTTTACAACTGATTTGATATGAGGCGGCGGCGTGGTGGGAACACGCTGATACATACTTAACTCTCGAATGTCGATCCGGCCCGGTGTGCAGTAATGTACACGATAGATGCGGGGCAGGGCGGAAATCTTCTGGAAACTGTTCGAGGCACCAGTCGAGCAAAGCGCGGCAGTATGTAATTGAGAGAACCAGGTTCGAATCCTGGTCGCCTCACTTGGGAAAGAGAATAGACAGCAAAGCGAAGTGAACCATGCTCAAAGATCGTATCTCTTTCCCACATGAAGAAGGTTTGCATATTTTGGTAAATATGTGAAGTCTCGAAGCCGAAGTGAACCAGATCTTATAAACGTTTTTCTCCGGTTCGAATCCGGCCTTCTTCACCTAAAGGAGCCAGCTATCAGGAGTGAACCAAAACCTTTAAGCGCAAACCTAACCATTCTGACGGGCGCGAGAACGCAACGGGCTTTCCTCCTTTCCCCGTATCGTGGGGGCAGTACCCACGAGCCCATTTAGCGAAGCTTCTGAGGTCGTTTCCTCATAAACGAGAAGCCAAAGCCTGTGAGAGCTGGGTAACGGGAAACAGCTAAAAAACCAGCACACAACTTAATATGAGCCCCATTGTATGTATGCAGCGGAAAAATCCGGTCTGTTGGCTAATCGTTCGACCCCTTATTGTGGTGATAAGGTTCAGCAAATTCAAATGGGGCTCACCTGGGGCGCGAAGGTTTCTCAGATTCCCTCCCATCTCTGACCAGGTTCAATTCCTGGGCGCTCCACAAGATATTTTTTAGAGAAAGGATTAACCATGATCGAAGTTGATGAAAAAGAATTAGCCGAGATCGGCAAGAACGTGAAAGCCGTTTTGAAGGGTAAGCACCTGGTGATTGTGGTGGATGTAAGCCAGGAAATTGGCGAGAGCGCAAGCGGCAAAATGATGATGGTTGCTTCCACCAGCGGGTTTACTAATCTGCCAGGGCACATGAAAGCTAATATCAACATCGGAAAGAAGCACTAATGATAACGGCCGTAATTGTTGACTCACGCGAACCTAAGTGGATCAAAGATTTGAAGTTTGGCGGCGTGTCAGTTTCCATCACCATGCTTGAATCAGGTGATGTTTGGTGTGCTACTGATGATGGAAAAATGCTAGTCATCGAGCGAAAAACACCCGATGATCTGCTGGGTTCGCTAAAAGATGATCGTTTGTTTGTGCAAATGGCCGGGCTTGCTGGTTTACGCGAATTGGGACATTGGCCGTATCTGATGATCACCGGGGATCTGGTTTGTGGTCCAAACGGCAAGATCATCACTCCCCGCGGTGAAACCGGCTGGTCATGGAACTCAGTACATTGGGCACTTCTCACAATTCAGGAAATGGGAATATTTGTTACCTACGCGCAAAGTGATACCGATTTTGAGGCTGCTGTTATACGTTTGGGCAACCGCGAACGCACTGAAAAAATGATGATTCCGCCAGCTAGATTGGGAAAAGTGCTGGGCATCCAAGCTGGTTTCCTTTGCGGATTGCCCGGAATTGGCCCAGATAAGGTAGATAGCATTTTGAAAGCGTGTGGCTCGCCGGCATGGGCATTGGTGGCGCTCACAGATGCAACAACCCAATTGCCGGGAGTTGGCCAGGGTATCAAGAACAATGTGCGCTATACCCTGGGGCTGAAAGACAATCAACAAATGGGTGTAATCCTGAATGATCAGGATAAAGAAGAACTTTCAATACTTAGATTAGGAGAACAATAGTATGGATGAATCGAAAAGTTTAGCAGTTTTTGAACAGCGTTCCGTTACGCCTGAGATTTGGCAAATGATCAATTCCATGGCTCCGGTAATGCACGAATCACGCCTCTTTGGAGTCTCTTCCAAAGAACAGGCGGCCGCTATCATGCTCAAAGGTTATGAGGTTGGTTTTGGTTTGGCAGCATCTTTTGACCTGGTGCAAGTGATTCAAGGCCGGCCGGGTGTTTCCCCGCGTGGATGTATGGCGCTGATTCTGAACAGCCCGAAAATCAAATCTGTTGAGGTGAACCGGATAACAGATAATAAAGGCTCTTACGTTGGACATGAATGCACGATGGAACGCGCCAACGGTTTCAAATACTCGGTTCGCTTCACCATGGAAGACGCAAAACGCGCCGGGCTGGTGAAACCGGATTCAGGATGGGAAAAATACCCAGAAAATATGTGCCAATGGCGTGCAATTGGTTTCGCTGCTGATGTGGTTGCCCCTGATATTACATCCGGCCTGACTGGTTTGATGAAAATGCCTGAACAGTATGGCGTTGCTCTGACTGCTGAAGGCGACATTATTGACATCAAAGCCGAAGTCCGGGAAGCGGCAAAACCACAACCTCTCCCCGCCTCCAATACTGAGCCCGAACTTACTCTGGCTGATCTGATCTTTGTTTACTCAGCAGATAAGATCATGGCTGCCAACGGCGGCGCGATTCCCGGCACACAAGAAGAAGTCAATGCAGTGGCGGCAAAACTGGCCGGTGGTGAGTAATGATAGAACATTTATCTTATTCCAGCATTTCTGCTTTTCTTGATTGCCCAGAAATCTGGCGGCGTAAATATCTGGCCAAAGAACCCACCATGACCAGCCCGGCGTTGGTGTTTGGCTCCGCATTCCATGGCACCCTGGAAAAGATTGTAGTTGACCGCCAGCTTAAGATTCTGGATGTGTGGTCAGAACAATGGACAAAAGCTCTTGAAGGCCAAAATGTTTTCTGGGGTACCGATACACCCGAAGGAATTTGTAACGAAGGAATTCGCCTGTTTTCCCATGACTCAGTATTGAGGGCGGTTGCGCAAATCAAGCCGGCAGCCGATGAAAACGGTGCGAAGATTGAACGGCGGGTTGAACTGCGTGTGCCAGGTGTGCCGGTGCCAGTGATTGGTTACATTGATATCACTCTTGAAGATGGCACTCCGGCCGATTTCAAGACCAGCTCAAAATCATGGAGCGATGCAAAAGCTTCTGATTCCTTGCAAAGCCTGTTTTATCTGGCCGCGCTGAATCAGGCCGGCGAGAAGATCAACTGGAAATTTCAACATATCGTTTTCGTAAAGAGCAAAAAACCCAAAGTGCAATTCCTTGAGCACTCGCACACCCCCGGTGAACTGTTTTTCCTGTTTGACCTGATTGGCCGTGTGTGGAAGTCCATTGAAACCGGCGTGTTTCCTCTGAACCCTACTGGGTGGAAATGCAGCCCTTCATACTGCGATTTTTGGCAGAACTGCCGGGGAAAATTTATTTATGGAGGGAATCATCATGGCAACCATTACGGCTGAAAACGATATTTTAGTATTGAAGACTGATACATATAACTATCAGCTTCATCAGCAGATAAAAAACATTCCCAGCAATGAAAGAAAATGGGATGCCAACCGTAAGGTGTGGCTTGTGGATCCCAAACATGGCCGTAATCTGGTTGCCTGGGTTGGTGTGTTTATGGGGGAGAATCTATCACTCCCCCAAACCAACACCACCATTACAAAACCTGTAACTCAAATTTTCCAGGTGAGATATATCGGCACATGTAAAACCCGCGATGATGCTTCATCTTCAGCCTTTGGCCTGGTGGGGAATGATTGGTCTTTGATTTTCCCTGAAACGGTGCTCCGGGCTTGGTTTGATGTAGATCAAGAAGTAACCGAGATCCAAAATCTTTACCAGGTGCTTGGTGTGAAAAGATCGGCCAGTCAAGAAGACATCAAATCAGCTTTTCGCCGCATGGTCAAACAATGGCACCCCGATAAATGCCATGAACCAAACGCGCATGAAATGTTTATCCGCATTCAGGAAGCCCACTCCATACTGAGCGATGTAAATAAACGCGCCAGGTATGAAGCCGGTCTTGCATTAGAAAAAGCGTATGAGAAACAACAAGCAAAAGTAAAAAACGTGGTTCAAATGGCTGGTTATCGTTCTCCATTACGCTGTGGTTACATCATGGTCGAAGGCTTTCAGAAGCTTGGCCGGTTTGAGGTCTCAAAAATCCTTGCCTGGGAAGACATTATTCAAAACGGAAAGACCCTGGTTGTATCGTGGCCAATGGGCGCGAAAGAACCAGTGGAGGCATGGGCATGAACATTCAACTTGAAATCATCAAAGCTGCAAGAAGCAATGGCAACCCGGACATTCAACGGTTTGCAAAAACTTATCTTGATTTACCGCTTTCCGAGAAGCGGAACATTAACCAATTTATTGAACGGATTTCATCCATCCAAAACTGTGGCGTGATTGGCGCCCTTGAAGTGGTTGGAAAAGTCGGTGAATACCTATCAGGAGGAAATTAATATGGCAGACAATATGTTGCGTGTGTTGGTGGACTTACGTGATCGTACAATCCAGAAAAGCCGGATTGCAATGGGGAACCGGTTGGCGGCTATCGAAAGCGGTCGGGATGAAGCAGACGATAAAACCGCTGCAATGATCGAAAAATGGTTACAGAAATTCGCAGAAATGGAACATCAGCTGGATGCAGATATCCGGCAAGCCACTGACAATTACCCAATCATTGATCACATGATTGCGGTCAAAGGCCTGGGCGAGATGTTGGCCGCAAAATTGATTGCTACGATTGATATTGAGCGTGCCGATTCTGTTTCCGCTCTTTGGCGCTATTGCGGGTATGCCGTGATTGATGGGGAGCGCGAACGCCCTAAAAAGGGTGAAAAGCTTCATTACAACAAAACTGCAAAGACGGTTTGTTATCTGATTGGATCTTCATTTCTCCGATCTGGTTCACCTTATCGAAAGGTTTACGACAATGCGAAGATTTATTACCAGGCTAACCGGCCAGAATGGACAAAAGCGCGGATCCACAATGCCAGCATGCGCAAAATGATCAAAGTCTTTCTATCCCACCTTTGGGAGCGTTGGCGCACTCTGGAAGGGCTTCCCACTCGCGGTTTATATGTGAATGAGTATTTAGGGCATTCAACCTATTTTGAAGCAACAGAATTTGGTTGGGAACCTTTTACCATGCCAGTGGCAGCTTAGTTAACCATATCCCTGAGCGAGCCAATGAAAATTAGTGAACCAGGACAAGAAGCGAGCCATTTGACACAAGGAAACCAGACAATCTATGCGAGTCAATACAAAGAGATGACCTAGATAGTAAAGCGAGTCAAGATCAGGAAGAAACCCTGCTTTATTAAGCGAGCCACGTTATGAGAAATGAATCAGATCACAAGAGCTAGCCAGCAGAAGTGATGCACCCGATTATTTGAAGCGAGCCAGGAAAAGTGATAAACCCAATAATTTTAAGCGAGCCTTGCCATAGATGCAAACCAATAACAAAAAGTGAGTCGAGTAAGAAGATTGAACTACTACTAAAAAACGAACCTTGAAAATCGAGTAATCCTTTTTACGAAAGTGAGCCACAAATAGAAAAGAAACCCGAAACTGCCATGCGAACCATTATCTATTAGAGAACCTGGAAGGTTAAGTGAGTCAAAAGATGAATCGAACCTAAACAATTATACGAGCCATTTATAAGCAGAAACCCAAATCAATTGAGCTGTAATTACAAAGCTCCAATTTTACCAACCATTAACCTTTAGTGATCCATAGACAATTGAGTGAGTCGGAAATACAAGAGAACCGAGTTGAATAACGAGCCAAAAACCCCAATTAATCACCAACTGGCGAGTGAATCAAAGAGTTTAGTGACCCGCCTAATCGAATGAACCTAAAGTGCCGAGCAATCCAAAGTTAGTAAGTGAGTCGCTCTAATCGAGAGAACCAATAATTTTAAAACGTAATTAACACATCAGGAGGGATGATGAAACAAAATAGTATTATTCCGGGCTCTTTGGGGGCCATTGCTAAACAAAGCGGTAAAACAATCGCTGAAACTTTTGTTAATGCGGATGTGATCGTTCTTGTTGATGTTTCCGGTTCTATGGGCGATCACGATAGCCGAGGGGGACGTAGCCGCTATGATGTGGCCTGTGAAGAGCTGCAACAGCTGCAGCAGAATTTACCTGGGAAAATCGCGGTGGTTGGCTTCTCTGATTACCCTGAATTCTGCCCCAGCGGTATTCCGTTTATGCAAAACGGTGGCACTTCAATGGATAAAGCATTGTCTTTCGTGAAAATTGCCGATGTGCCGGGCATGCGATTCATCCTGATATCAGATGGTGAACCGAGTAATGAATCTGAAACCTTGCGAATTGCAGCCACATTCCAAAACAAAATCGATGTCATTTTTGTTGGACCGGAAGAACGGCCTTATGGACGTAATTTTCTCCACAAATTGGCGGCTGCCACTGGTGGCCAGGCTATCACTGTTGACCGGGCAAAGGAACTCAATGCCGGAATCATGGGTTTGCTGGGTAGGGGCTCAGTATAAGGGGGGCGGAATGAAAAACTGTACTTTTTGTGAAAAGCCATTAGAGAAACCGATTGATGTTTACGGTCCAGAAGATATCCCGGCTTGTCAGACGTGTTTCTTGGCCGGAAAGCTAGAACAGATCAGGGAAGAACAAAGGTTAAATGCTGAAATGGAAGAAGAAGCAGCATTTCAAAAAGCGTTTATTGAAGAAATTGAATCAGAAGTATCAAGTTTGGAAAACAAGCTTGAAAAACAAAAAGCAGAATTATTGAAATTGAAGGGAGAGTAACGAGATGAAAAAAGATAGAAAAGATGCACGGTTTATTTTTCGTGTGGACAACGAAACAGCAACCAGGTTGAAAACATTAGCTGAAGAACAGAAAAAAACATTGTCCGAAATTATTAGGGAGCTTATTCAAAGCGCCCCTCTCCATACTGAGCCCAAGAAGCCAACTCCGAGACCGGAACCGTGCCCGCCACAGCCAACGATATAAAACAGAAAACGCTCTCTCAAGGCCCAATTCTGGCTCCCAAAAACCAGCGACACCTCGAGAAAGCGTTTCTAAAGACAGTTTATCTAATTTCAAATGAAAAATCAAGAGGTTTTAGTTATGAAATTGAAAATCAATAAAGGATTCAAGCCGGTTTCTCCAGGCAAATTCATTAAGAATAATATACATGAATTTGATAGTTATAAATTGTGGCCATATTCAACGGTAATTGATTCAGGTCAACAAATTAATCTTCAAAGCCCAAAAGGGAATTGGGTGAATATTGATACCCGCAATAATCACACAGTTTGGGATGTGGTAATCAAAAATGAAGATAATGCGGTTGAAAAAATCAAAAAAATAGCTGCTATGTATGAAGAATACATTGGTAAAGAACTGACAGTGAATATTGAAGTGATCTATGAGGAAAGGAAATGAACGAGACAGAAGTAAAGTTAAAGTTGAAGTTTTCGATACACAAACTTTTTTTTTCTATCACTTGTGCTGATTGGAAAGACCCGTTTTGGTACTTTGAGGATGAAGTCGCAATATATTATCACTCGTTTGCTACTGGGTGGGTACACACAAAAGATGGAGTTGCCGGGATTCTATTTATTTTTGGACCACTGTATTTTTTGGTCGCATGGTCACGGGAGGCAAAATGAGCGAAATTGAACTTTTGATCGAGGAATTATGTGCCAGCATGATGGAATACTGCACACACAAAGACAATCCACATCAAGCTGAATTGCTGTGGAGCGCGTATGAGGAGAATAAAGCAAGACTCCGTGCACAGCTTGCTGAAATAATCAAACAACGGGATTCATTGGTAAAGCTGATCAAAGACAGCAAACTCGTTGATATTGTTAGTTGGCGAGGAAGGGTTGGGCTAACTGCTGGCCTGAATTCTTTCTGGAGTGACGACCTTGATGATTCTGATTTTGATTGGCTGAAGGGATTGGAAAATGAGTGAGATTCCTGAAATCAACGGATACAAAATTACCGGATTGTATCTCATAGAACCTATGCGAGATGGTCAATACATCCCGGGTGAACCGTTTTATTCAACAGGCGTTGTGGTCGAGCCAGTGTATCAACCTGATGGTGACGTGTTATGGGCAATTCGCAAGCCCAACCAAAGCCCCGGCCAGTGTTTGAACAAAAAAGGGGAATGGGAAATTGAGCCGATGCCATCAAGCAGAACAAATGATTTTTATCGGCGCTGCCGGTTTGGATCCATCGAGGATGCTATGAGAGTTTGGGAAACTACCCAAAGAGCGGGGAGGTAAGGAATGCCTGATAACTTCACTCCTGAACAAATTGCAAACCAGCGAAAGATCATAGAGGAAGCTTACGAGAATCAATTCACCTATGATCTTTTTATCAAACAGGCTACAAAAAATTGGCCAAAAGCATTGGATGAAATTGAAAGACTTCGGGGTCTATTGGAAGAAGATAGCAGAATCATCCGCGCCCTTAACCGTCTATGTAAGGGGAAAGCATGATCATTACAGGAAACCATTATGGCTAAAAATCACAATACCTTTGCAGAACAGTATATAGCCTCCCATAAGGATGATACGATCTACGCTCATGGCCGGTGGTGGCGTTATGGTCCTGGTGTATGGGAACCAATTCACGATCTTGTAATTGAGTTGGAAATCAAAGAACTGCTAAAACGGTTGAATGTCAACATGACGGCCAGCCTGGTCTATTCTGTAATCAGCCTGGTCAGGCCTGAACTTTTCATTCCTGATGATCAAATGGATGCTTACCCCAATTTGATCAATATGAAAAACGGCACCTACGATTTTGAGACCGGCGCCGGTCTCACTCACAACCCAAAGCACTATTTTACAAGCCAACTGCATTTTGCTTACGATTCCACTGCAGATGCACCCAATTGGTTCAAATACTTGGAATCAACGCTGATACTAGATCCTAGAGACACAGGCGGCCAATTTATACCAGATCCTGAGCTGATTGATTTTGTCCAAGAAGCAGTAGGGTATAGCTTAACCAATGACAACCGCTTTCATATTACCTTCTGGTGCCTCGGCCGTGGTAGAAACGGTAAGGGTGTTTTATTCCATGTTTTGGAGCGTCTGGCCGGCAGCGCGGCAACCACATTGAATCTCAACCTTCTCAATAAAGAGCAGTACCAGCTTGCTAACCTGGTGGGAAAAAGAATCGCACTTTGTTCTGAAGCCAACAGCACGGATAATCTGGTAGAAGATGCAACGATAAAAAGTCTGATTGCCGGCGATACCATGACTGTGCGCATGATCCGGCGTGAACCGTTTGAGTTACGGCCAAGAATCAAGCTTTGGTGGTCGATGAACCGATTACCCAGCGTGGCAGATACCAGTGTTGGTTTTTGGTCTCGTATCAGGATTGTTCCATTCCACCGCATTTTTCAAGCGCATGAAAGAGACCTTGATCTAAAAGAAAAATTGGATGACGAATTGCCCGGAATTTTCAATTGGGCAATGCGCGGCCTGCAGCGGATGAATATCCAGGGAAGTTTTATCATCCCAAAGCAAGTTATTAAATACACTGAAAATTACCGGCGCGAATCAAACACCGTTGAAATGTTCATTGATGATTGTTGTACTAAAGGTAGTGGATCAACTTCCACAAGTTATCTTTACAGCACTTATAAAACCTGGTGTCTTGATAATGGGTACAAGGCCTTAAGTAATAAGAACCTAAAGCGGGAACTTGAGCTATTGGGGATTTATATGGTTCACAGGATGAATGGTAATGTTTACGATGGTATTAATATCAAGCCTTGATTCTTTAACATTTGATAACGAATAGCAAGAATCACATGAAGGGATATGAAGGATATGAAGGTTGCAGTTAACGACATTTACCGTTTTATTACATTTCAAGCTTTTTCAGTAAATTACCATATACCGTTTTTTATCGCTCC